TTCCTGATAGAACTCGGCCAGAGCATCCGCAGCAGAGTCACCAAACTTAGCACGGGTCTCCTCTACATCCTGGGTCTGTTCAGGACTTAGGGAAGCAGGTTTCTGTTCAGGCGCAGGTTCAGCAACCTCCTCCTCAACTGTGGGCACCGGCTCTTCACCAGCCTGTTCCTGATAGAACTCGGCCAGAGCATCCGCAGCAGAGTCACCAAACTTAGCACGGGTCTCCTCTACATCCTGGAGTTGGAAATCCTTCAGGGCCATGTATCACTCCGCCGGTGCGTCTTCCGGTGCTGCGTCTGTGGTTGCACTCTTTGGGGCTTGGAACTGTGTGGTGTCCCGTTCTTTAATCTGCAACACCAGCACATCACGCAACAAGTCATCCCTCTTGTTGTTATCCCCTGCAGACAATTCAGCTGCAAGCTCAATCAGGTTCTGCTTCTCCAGTGTTCCATTCAGGATCTGTGTATGCAGCTCAAGGGCACGCTCAGCAGTGGCAGAGCTGGCGGCATTGAGTTCCTGGTTCGAGCGGATGAATTCCTGTGCCCTACCAACCTGCTGCATGATGATCTTGGCACGGTCGGGCATGTTTCGCAGAGCAGCCTGGATAGCGGCCTGATGCTGCTGGCGTGCCCTGACAGTGTCCAGAGACCCTTCCTGCTGCAACCGCTCCGTCTCGGCTCCGAACTCTGCCCTGTTGCCAGCTGTCTGGAAAAGAGGGCGCTTGCGAGTAGGGGCATTGAGACCCGCAGCACGTTGCCTGATAGCTTCTTGCGTTGGGATAAGGATCGAGGGCTGAGAGGCGGACCTTTCTTCCAGAGTGGCCAGGTTACCCCTCTCGGTCTGAACCCTTCCAATCCGATTCAGGAACAGGTCATCGAAGAACTTGGCATCGTTTACAGGAATGGTGTCCGCGAAGGGCCTTGCCTCGTTGACCATGTCCTTTCTGTCCTGCAGGGTAGCTGCCGCGAATGCATCCTCTTGCTCTTCAGGGGGTAGGTCAGAGAGGTTCATGACCCCATCATCGAGTAGGTCACTGCGAATCTCATCCCAGTCCTCACCCCGGATAAGCTTCTGTGCAGCATTGAGCTTGGCAGCTTCTGCTGCGATGCGCTCCTCTTCAGTGAGGTTGGATGTCCCACCACCTGCCTTGAGCCGCCTCTTGACATCAGCCATCAGCAGGTCGCCCAACTCTGCCAATTCGGCAGTACCCGTGGGGTCATCGGGATCAGCGGAGGCATTGGCAGTGGCCAGGCTCTTGTTCCAGTCATCCTGCCGCATGGCATCCAGAGATCCAGGATCGATAGTGATTACGGCATCCCGTGGGGACAGGCCCATAAGGGTCTCCCCTACAAGCTGACGTGCACGGCTGTTGGAGATGAAGGGGATACCAGGAATTAGAGCATCGCTGCTATTCATGATGTTCTGGGTCAGACGGACTGCTGCTGCTACCTGCTGTCCCTTATCCAGGTTGGCAAAGGCAGCCTGCACTGGAGCGGAGTTGAGATACTCCACAATATTCCCTTCAATATCGTCTGTTGCGCGGACAGCCCCATATAGCCTGCGGAGTTCCGCAGTGCTGGAGGCAATCTCCTTAGCCGATGCGGGGGGCACCTCGAAGAGAGATGCGTGGTTTTCCTTGGCTTCGATGAGACGGTCAGCACCCTTTGCGCGGGCCACAGACAGCTCTTCGAACGTCTGCCGTGCCTGGTCTACCACATCAACGAGGGCCTTGCTCCCACCACCGCTGCCGCTCTTCTTCTTATCCTTTGTGGTAGATGCCTTGGGACGGCCTGTACGGATGTCCTGTGTGATGTCACCAAGTCCATCCTCAAGCTTCCTGACATACTCCCGCTGTTCCGTAATCTGCTTAGCCAGGAGGGCATGTGCAGCTACATCAAGCTGGTTCTGTGCTACCAGCTCGTTGGTGGCCATATCCATAGCGCGGTTCCAGCGCTCCGTATGCGTCTGCATGTAGACGGAGCGGTACTGGGATGCACGATCCCCGGTATTTGCGGTTTGTTCTGCCATGGTAACCTCTTACTTTCCAAATGCTGCAAGCATCTCTGCTAGCAGTTCCAGATCTGCGGTGCTGGTCCCAAGCTCTTCTTCCTGGGCCTCCTGGGTTTCCTTGTCTCCACGAGCGGCACCCGTAGCATCCATCATGCTCTTTCCAGCACCAAGGGCAGCAACCACAGTCTGTGTAATGGCCTGCTGCCTTGCAACCTTCTCTGCCTCACCCTGGTTGGCAAGACTGAGGATTTCCTTCTCCTGCTGCTGGCGTGCATTTTCCTGAGTCCTGGCGATAGATGCCATGGCACCTGCCCTGGCCTCAGCAGTGCGTGCCTCTTCGCCCTGGAGGGCTCGGAACGTGTTGCCCGAGGCAACGTCCGCCCCAGCCAGGATGTCTCCTGAACGGGCTCGTGCTTCCCTCTCGGCTGCCTGCACAGGACCAAGGTGCTCTTGTCTGGTGTTGGCCAACTCTGCGGAGGACAGCCCCAAGAGCCCAAGCTCCTGGCGACGCCGAAGATCATTCAGCCGTTCGAGTTCTGCATCCGTCTGAATCCCAGACGCACCCTGGAGTGCGGAGACGCCCGCTCCGATCTGTCCAGCATTTGCCAGAGCTGCTGCAATAATTGCTGCAATCGAGATTGCTGCCATAACGGCCTCCTACTCAGTCATAGTTCGTCAACCTTAGAAGTAATAGGCCTCAACAGAGACCGACCACGCAATCATAGCCAAGCGGAAACTCTCACAGGAGCCTCGCAATGTGAAGCTGTGTGTACCAGCTGCCAGGGTCTGGAAATCCCAACTGCTCCACAGGTGCCTATTGGTACGGGCTTCAGAAGTACCAAGGAAGTCTTCCCTTGCGTACAGGCGTGTGCTGGCCACCCTGGTTGTGTCATCCAGGTAGATTTCTACCCAGGCATTATCATGAGTGCCGTCCCCGTTGTTGAGCATGATGGGGAACCCATTGAACCAGAAGAAGACCTTGGCAGCCTGCTCCAATTCAAAGGTTACGGTGGCACCAGAAAGCTGCACATTCACAGTGGCAACATCAGACGAGAGCTTATCGCTGTTGGCATTGGTCAGGTATGTGAGCTTGCGTGCCCCCGTAGTATAGACATTGCCACCTGCGAGCCCTGACAAGAAGGCATGCTGGTTGATGATGGGGTTGTAAAGACCACGCATCAGGTGCTTGGTGTCCACCCACGCCTCAGATGTCTGCAAGTCTCCAGAGGCAATGCCGCCATCCACATACTGGATCATATCCTGGAGGTTCTCAGTGACCTTCTTGGAAGCAATTACGGTGCCTGCTATGAAGGTGTGGGTAGGAGTGAAGGGCATTATGACCTCATCAGGATGGTCCCAATGCGACCCCTTTCAAGATACACATCCGGGGAGATTACGGTACGAGGGCCAAACACCTCTTCTTCTGCCGTGTCAATGGTGTGGAACAGTGCCCAGGAACCCGCCGTCTGCAGCTTAATCCCATAGATGTGGATGTCTGCTCCTGTGTGGACGTAATTCCAGATCCCTCTTGCCGAGTTGTTGACATTGAAAGAACTGTATGTGTTCACCGGCACCAGGGAGATGGCGTTGGTCTGGTACATATCCAGGCCAGGGGCTACCCATGGGCCAGGGACAGCATTCCCAGGAAGGTTCTCATAGTGGGTCTTGAAATTGGACGTGATGTCCCAGATGGGAACGATGATCCAACAGTCATGATCCGAAGTGGCTGCCATGCTGAACCTTGTCTCCAGCACCTGCCAATGCACACGCAGGAGATCCCCATCTGTCACTGTGAGACCCAGGGCACCGAAGCTCAGCTCCAACCCGTTGTCATGGCTCACATCCTGCCAGATAGGTCCTGGGGGTGCAGAGAACCCATCCTCGTACTTGGTCTCCGAGGTGGAGTCATTGTCCTGGATGGAGACATCCTCGATAATTGTCAGAGTGCCAAGGGTGCGGTAATCCACACCCTCCCGAGAGACATTGCTGTCGTTGATGTCAGTGGTGCCGGTAATGACTGCGGTGTAGTTGCTGTTCACATCCTTGGCATCGGCATTCTCACCGGGCTCAAAACTCTGAGTTACGATTCTAGACATTAGCGGTACCTGTTGATGGCCAGCAGTTGTCCCCCACCGTACTGAAAGATACGGTTAGAGGAAGTTTCAACACCAATTGGGGGACTCAGTCTCCATTGGATCTCAATCTTGCCCACACCAGACGGCATGGCGAAGTCCGTGGTGAGGACAATATTTCCCATGTTGGTGAAGATGCGGTCACTCTCTGTTACGACCCCACCATTGTACAGCAGGCGGAATTGACAATAAACCTTACCTGAGGCGGACCACTCCTGGGACCTCCAGAACCAAGCGGAGAACTCCAGGTGCATCATCCCTTCAGTGAAGGTGTCCTCGATGTTGTACTGCGAATTAGTGTGCCACCCACCCGTGTACAGCTCATAGTCCGTACCTACAAGATCGAAGACCCCAGCAGGATAGGGCTGCACCATGGCATCTTCGAGGAAGATGTCATTCAGCAGTACATACTTGAAGAAGGCTTCCTTCTTGACCATGACAGGAGTGACACCCGCAGCGGGGAGGTTCTCCCTATCCAGGGAGCCGTTCAACTCCCCCACAGGAGAGTTCATGGCACGGTTGTGCTCGGTAGCTTCCACCAGGTTCTCTGACCTTGGGTAGCCCTCTGTCCAGCGATAAGGCATCAGGACCTCCCTCGTGCATTCTCTGTCTTGCCGGCTACCAGGGCCACGGTGTACCCAAGGATCTCAAAGTCCTCATCACTCTCGATCTGGAAGGCGAACCTGGAGCAGCTCCCCTGGGCAACATCCCATCTGACCTCAGTCATGAACTGATCTTCCCAAACAGCTCCCACACCAGCGTCGGTAACCCACTTGTTCGTGTCATACACATTCTGTACTGCCAGCTCTGCACGCTGCTGCTTATGGGCAGGCCCGTCAACACCTGTGTAGTTGAAGTCCTTGAAGTAGGTGACCACCAGCTTGGCGTTACCCGTGGTCTTCAGCCGCACATGCACATACCGAACCTTCTTCTTCCGTACAGGATCCCCGAAGTCCAACCAAGGGGAGCGGAAGGTAGCGGTCGGGGGATCATCCGGTACGAGAACCCAGGGCTGCCCCACAGCCGGGCTCCTCTTCTCACCCAGGGATCTCTTCCTCGTAATGACAAAGAGACCCGTCTTGAACACAAGATCCAGCAGTGGGTTGGGATTGCCTGTGTGGTGTCCGAAGATGAGGTTGCCATACATGTCTGTGTCGATAGCACCTACAGGAAAGTCCTCCCTGAAGGACCAACCCTCAGTCTTGGCATGGAACACGATCCCCAGATTGTTCCTGTCATTACCATTCACAGGGACATAGCAGTGCCACTCATCCCACACGGGGGAATATGCAGCAGCAGCTTTAGCCAAAGAACCCGTGGTGAGGGTCTTGAGCCTTTTATCAACAGGACCAGAAATCCTGTTCAGGTTTAGGGAAGCCCCTCCCACCAGACCGCCACTGAGCAAGTACACACCATCGAGTCCGAGGAACATGCACCCCTTGTTAGGGAGGATCTTGATAGCATTGGGGGAGCGGGTGCTAATCCCATCGATGAAAGGTGACAGGGTGGGAGAACCACCCACATCCCTGATTACTTCGATGGACCGTTCCCTGAAAACCAAGAGGTTGTCATAGTAGGCGAAGAGCTTCACCACGTCACCACCTGCGGTGGTGGAGACATCCAAGAAGTTCAGTGCTTGGTACGTGTCAGGGGCACCACTCTGGGAATACCAGATCCTGGTAGGCTCTTTCCGCCCTACCAGGAAGGCCCTGTTGCGGAAGTTGGCTGCCGTATATGCTTCCTGCACAGGAAACAGGACACTGTCTGATTGACTTGGTGCCTGGGATCCCAGCTCGTTGTCACCACGATGATCATAGAAGTTGGTGTCCGTGTTGTTATCAATCTGCTCAACGAAGAAGTACAGCTCCGGGTCATCAGCATTGGCATCCCAGGAGCCAAGGTTCAGGGTTCGGTAGATACGACGTGCAACCGTCCCCTTAGGGCCAATGGGAACACCATCCATGTACGCCACATATCGGGTGTTGGCATAGGGGTGGAGTGTGAACGTCTGCCAGGAGATGTCACGGGATTGGTTGGAGAGGGGGCTCTCTGAACCTGCCTCATTTACCCAGGACACCTTCCAGCGATACCTGTTGTTGGCGTTGTCATCCGTGTCACCCAGACCCACATCACGACCGATGGCAGGCATCTGAGTGGCTTCTGCTGGGAGGGGAACCACCGTAGTGTTTGCCTCGATATCCCAGGGGTCGGGAGCATTAGGTATGCGCGACCACCCAAGGTCCCTAATCTTCTGTTCACCGGCATACAGCTGGGCTGCTTCATAGCCATTCACGATTAACAGGAACCTGCCGATGGGTGCGTACTCGGTGCCACTCTCATCAGCCGCAGGAACGGTGCGACCGCTCTGGATGAGTACAGTGTCCTCTGGGTTACCCGTGGTGAAGTACAGGGAGCCGTCCATCTCGTGGATGTAATATTGCCTGTGGCCACCATGGGTCTGCCAAACGTAAAGGCTGTCCACACCAGGCAGAGAGGACCATGGGTAGTACGTCGTGTTGCTCGGGAAGAACTTCTCATAACCAAGGCGGTTGCTCCACCCCAGATCATCTGCCAGCGTCATGTTGGTGATGTCTGAGGCAGCAGTAGGAGCCTGTGGCTGTCGCAGGTCTACACCCACGATCCTATCAGCAGTCATTTTGAGGGTGTTCATGGTGCCTACGCGATGTGAGTGATGAAGTCCAACCTGCAAACCTTGCGGCGTCCGGAACCCCCACCATCCTGGAAGGCAGATCCCATCTGAATCACACGGGTCTCCTCTGTCAGGTACCGCGCACGCATGGCATCCATGATGGTCCCAGCCTTGTCCTCGTAAATCTTGGACTGGGTCAGGTTGTTATGCAAGATGAAGAGATCCTCAAGCACCCTATACACCAAGTACCTGTGGTGGCTTGGGGGGAACTCGGGGATGTCATTGTCTTCGATGAGCCGTGGGGGACGGATCAGATACCTGATGCTGGAGTCACTATCCTCCGCCTGGCGGTACTGGAACTGGAAGCGCTGGAAATACCCATCTGTCTCTGGTGCCCTATCTGCCTCAATCCAGTTGGTTTCGAGGGGGGCTGTATAGGTGACAGAAGTGAGGGTCTCAAGGATGTTATCCTCGACAATCCTGAATGCCTCATAGGGACCGAAGCGTGCCCACACCGTCTTGGTGTATCCGGAAAGGGTTCCAGTGTTGGGCAAGGAGATAACTGCATCCTCTGTACCATCCAGGGTGACAGCGGTCGTAGCCGAGAGCGGGCTCCTGCGGTTCTGGTAGGTGTAGCTGTAGGCAAACTCGTAGTCCCCTGCAGTCAGGGTACCAGCGCCTGCTGTAGTGGCTACAGGCAGTGGGATAGGCCCATTGAGGGTGACAGGATCAGCCACCAGCCAATGCGTCTGGGTGCCCGTGGCATCTTCACTGTTGAAGTTGTACAGCTCGTCCTCGTACCGGGAGAGGAAGAAGTAGTAGTCGTTCTCTTCCTTGTTCCAAGCCGTTAGGAACTTCACACAATCTACTGGGAGGTCGATATAGCGGTTCTTCACCGTGGCAGCAACGATACCCGATGTCCCAGTCCAGGTAGCAACAAGATGAGCAACAGCGCCCGAAGACACCTTACGGATCTCATACTCCTCATCATCGATTTCGATGATTTGACCAGCCATCCATGTTTCGAAGGGTGCTGCCGGAGCAATAGCCCCAAGGTCCTGTGTGCCCGCTGTGACAGTCATCTCGGTGATGTCCACATCTGCATAGATGGGGATGGTGGTCTCCCTCTGTGCAAACTTCCACAATGCCTCGGCGAACATGGTCACGTTAGACGTGTTCACCATCCTGATGATGGTGGAGTCATACTCCTCAATCTCAGGGTCATAATCCGTGATGTCCTTGATCTCTTTCAGGATGTCCTTCAGGCGCATAGCATCCTCCTACTCATTGGGAAAACGTCAACCTAAGCACCACAGGGCCACCCCCGAAAGGATGACCCTGCATATTGTAGAACCTATGGTTAGCCCGAGTTCAGACCCCAGAGGTAGACATCACCGAGAGCGGCAGCGTCATTCGCCAGTGCCACACCGATCACAGGCACTTCCATACCCGTGGTCCAGAGCACCAGGACACCGGCAGCGCCGGCGGCGATGGGGAGCCCACTCGTGATATTGGTGTCAGTCGCAGCATCCTCGACATAACCCTGGGTGGCGACACGAATCGAGTCCCCAGCTGCGGTGGCAGCTTCCAGAGCGATACCAAAGGTGAGTGCATCTGCACCACCAGTGATCACGGTGTTGGCCCGCTCAGCACCCGTGGCAGACACGTCATACTTGACGGTAGCGCCATCAGCGATGGCTGCACCAGCGATGAAGGTCTTGGCCTGGGTACGGTTTACGGACGCACCATGGAGACCCTTGATGTTAACGATAGCCATGATAGCTCCTTTAGAGTTCCGCGTTGATCAGCACTGCGGAGGTACGCATACCATCAACAAGCATCTGAGCGCGGAACAGGACGGGGGATTCCCAGACCAGCTGGTTGGCGGTCTTCTCCATGGGCTCAACTGCGAAGTTGGCCGCGGAGTCCACCAGAAGGCGAACCTTATCGAAGTCGATGAGGTAAGCACTGATGGAGTTACCACCAGCAGAGAAACCCATGACAGGAGAGAACCGCACACGCTCGCCATTCGAGTTGACGAAGTCAACTCGGCCAGCTTCGAGTGCCTCCTTAGGTGCGAAGCGCATCTGAGGAGACAGTTCATTCATGTACAGGTTGTACGAGGGGATGCTCATGATCCAGGTGGGGATCGCCATACCTTCACGGTATGCAGCAGAGGTCACGTGCGCCAGGTTCATCTGCTTCACGCCATTGGCAGCGAAGTCGCTTGCGGCGGTGAAGACCCAGTTCTGCCACAGGTCGTTGTAGGCACCCTTGGTGAGCCCACCAACAACATTGGTCTGCGAACCTACAGGGTCTGCCTCAAAGTACCCAGCAGTGGAGCCTTCACCATCGAGAGTACCGAGACCCTTGATAGGAGAGGTGGCTTCATGCTTGAGCAGGCGGGCATCCACGTTACGCATGAACTTACCAATCTGGGTCTTGACACGCATGTCGAGAACGTTGGTCAGTGCAGCCTTGCCGCGGTTTTCCAGTTCGTCCTTCTTGGAGATACCGACCGTGGTGACCATGAAATTCATGTTCCACGCGGCGGACTCGGACACGTCCTGGATTGCTTGGTTGGTACGCTCATAACCGCCATCCAACTGCTGGATGTCGGCATGTTCGTGAAGGACGACCGGGCGGAGCTGGGTGTAGCTTCCATCCACCGTCTCGATTGCCTTGTTCTCCTTGAATCCCTTCAACATGGGGATTACCTGGAAGAACTGATCCGTCCACTTGGCGGTACGCAGTCGAGCAGTCGTAGAGAGTACATCACGCTGGGTGGTAGCCATGAGATGTGTTCCTTAAACTGAGAGCATTGGGGGGACTGGGTAGTTGCCGCAGTGGCAAGTCCGGGGGTGAGAGGGAGACCGTAGCCTTTGCAGGGTGATTTCCCTCTCTCTACTAAGAAAGAAACCGTCAACCATTCTGACTTTCGAGCCAGTTCGCAAGCACCATGGGGTCATCGTGCATGTACACCTCACGGGGTACATCATGGTTGTCTCCACCTGTGGAGCTGCCACCACCTGTGCGGAAGCCCAGGTCACGCAGGGTATCCCGCATCCGGGTGGTCTCTTCCCGCAGCTTGGCAGCCTCAGTCTCCGCGAACCGACCCTTGACCTGGTAGTAAGCCTGTTCGAGGCGAAGGCCATTATTCCCTTGCAGGAGCTTGCCCACTGCATTGCGGATCTCTTCATTGCCCCTCAGGTCGGGGTGTTCCTTGTGGAAGACAGTCAGGCGCACCTTGTCCTGCTGTAGGGTCTGGGCAATCTCCAGTTCCTTGACCATCCGGGCCATGCCTGTGGCAATGCCTTCATCAATGCTCTTCTGGATGGTGTCGGAATTCCACTCATCAACCTTGGTGGGCTCCTTATCAGCCACTGCCTTGATGTTGGTAGCCCATTCAGAGTCGAGCAATGCAGCCTGCTGGGCCTGCATGTCAGCCTTCATCTGTTCCAGTTCCTCACGCTCCTGCTTGAGGGCCTGGCTCTTGGTCGTGTAGGAAGACCGCATGTTGGACAGCAACTTCTTGCCATCATCATCCATTCCGGCAAGCACCTGCTGGTAATCCACACCGGTATGGTTCTCGTCGGAAAGCAGAAGAGGGTCTGCCGAATCCTTGGACATCTGCTCCAGTTCAGCGATGTTGGGAAGGGACTTGGGTGCGGTGTCGCCAGCTTCAGGCGTAGGGGTAGCAGGAGCCTCGGTGATGGCAGGCGCGGCGGGGGCTGCATTGGCAGCTTCGGTAACGGACATGAGTCCTCCGTGGTCTCTTACGAGAGTGGGGATACAGGATTGATGTTAGATCCGAGAAGCGAAGAGAGCTTCCAGATCCGCGGGGGGTGCGCCACCACCAGCAGGTGCTGCGGGTGCTGCGGCAGCTTCGGGTGCCACTGCGGCTGCAGGAGCGGGGGCACGAGACTGAAGGAACCGACTCAGGTCACCACCTTCAGTGAGTGCGATGAGGGTAGCAGTGATGGTTTCGAGTGCGATGTCATCAGCAGCTTCCATTTCAGGAACAGGCAGGCCGGCATCAGTAGCAGCCGTGGCCACCATCTCCAGTCCACGGACGGCGTCAGGGCCAATCACAGGCTCTGTGGGGGCAGGCAGGGGCTCCTGCTGGAACAGTGCTAGGGTAGTGTTCAGGGCGGCGTAGAACTCCACCACCATGTCGAGGGAGTAGGTCCCCGTGAAAGTCGTGGACAGAGCCTCGTCTTCAACGGCGTCTGCCTCAGCAGAAACAGCGGCACCTTCAGCACCAAGCTGTTCAAGGTTCAGGGATGCAAGGTCAGTATCATTTACGTTAGCCATGATGGCCTCCAGTTAGAAAGACTTCTCGTAGTATGCATCTTCTGCTGCACACTCTCTGAGATAGGTGGGGTTCAAAACCTGGGTAACAGCTTCGGTGTCACCACCGTGCTTACCCTCGTACTTCTTCTGCAAGGTCGCGATCTCTGCATCTTCACGTGCATCCCGCTCATAAAGGTCAGCCTCATGGCGTACCTTACGGTCGATCACGTCCTTGTTGATATCGTTCAGGGGGACAAGACCCCTCTCATCACAGGCACGCTCGAACTCCATGCTGTTGGCCAGGTGTCCACCAAGAGCTGGGATAAACTGGGGATGGCTGTCGCCCCACCTAGCAGAGGTCCGAGCCGGCATACTCAACTGACGATCCGCTGTGCCACCACACTCGCACTCGATGGTGTCGGGGGGCGGGTACGAGAAAATCTCTTCCTCTACCAAACCACACTCACACTTGTAATCGTACAGGGGCATTAGATAAGTCCTCCACCAGGTAGAACAGATTGGACACTCCTAGGGCTGATGGGGGGAAGACCACCCTCATCAGGAGAACCAGCACTGGGAGGTGCCGTGATGTCAGTGCCACCCTGGGCAGTATCCTCTGAACCCAGGAAAGACTCTGGCAGGTCGTACAGACGAATCAATTCCGCCTTGATCTTCTCAGGGGAAACCTGGAGTTCGACAAGCAATGGAATCAACCGCTCGAAATCTGCACGCTTGGAGAGTTCAGAGACGGGGGTCGCACCGGAATCCAGCGCGAAATATTCGAAGTCACCCTGTAGCTTCTTGGGTGTCACAACCACAGGGTTTCCGCTGACCGACACCAGAGCCTGCTTACCGGGCTCATCATCCAGGTACAGGGCCAACATGTTCAGGTAGATGTAGACCACATTCTCGATGACGGCATCCCTGACACGAGCCAACCTACCAATCTCCGACGCCGAGTAGGCAGCCAGAGCAGTCACCTCGGTAGCGGTAGCACGGGTAGCCTCACCACGAGTGAACGGGGCACGCACGGCACCATTGTCCATGTCATCAGCAACGTCATCATAGTATGCCTTGACCTCGGAAAGCCGCTGTTCATGTGGCCAAGGCATAACCGCCATACGGATATCAGAGACCTTAGCGGGATCCACCTCAATCACGAGACCATCCTCACCGGATGCCACCTGCTCAATTTGCTCTTCCGTGAGGATCCCCTTCAACACAAGGGTCTGCCGAGCCAACTTACGGGTAGCACGGGCCTCATAGGTGCGGATCATGTTCTTCTCGTACACCTGGGAGTAGACCCGCCGCAGTGCAGAGTACCCACGCATGGGTTCATTGGGGAGTTTGTTGTAGAAGTAGGGGGCAATGGGGATGACAGACTTGCCAGAGTAGTCCTTGAATGGGATCGGGTTGGTAGCCACCAAAGTCTTCCCCTCCTTGTACTGAGGGGAGAAGAACGCGACCTTGTCCTCCGAGTAAATCTCGTAAATCTGCACATACGTGAAGTAGCTGTCCTCTTTGGAATTGCTGTCCGTGGAATCCGCCGCATTGAAGACATTGTACTCTTCCTCAGGAGTCGCATCCATGTCAGAGCTGCCAAGGTAGTCCTTCTTCTCAATACCATTGAACTGCTTACGCGTACCAAACCGCTGCTGGGCCTCATCCACAGTCAGCCAGTAGCTGTGCCCCACAAACTTCTGATCCACCCAGGTTTCAGCATCAGGATCGACCACGATCTCCCAACAAGGAATTGGACGCATGTGAACCTTGCGGAAGATGTCCGTCTCACCAGAAACAGGGAACAGCTTCAACCCACCATGGGGATAAATGAGACTCAACCTGGAACTGTGCTCCAAAGAATTGCGGGCATATACACCCAACCAGCAATTTGCTACATCAGCAGAGGTTTGAACATCACCAAGCCCACGGATCCCTTGCTTCAAAACACACGCAGGGTTCTTCGTGTACAGCGATCCCTGGTAGGACTCGATGTAAGCATAGGAATCAGATGTCTCGATGGCCATGTCATCATCACCACCCTTCTTATTCTTCCAGAACCGACCCTCATAAGCATCCTTCAGACGCTGTAGCTCCTTGACACGATCTGGCTCCTGCCAGTAAGCATCATTCCTCTCAACAATCTTACGGACGACATTAGTGGTGAGCTTCATTGTGTATCCTCACTTATACGAAAAGCGTCAATCACTCAGTGCTGCCAAGGTAGATGCTGCCTGCCTGCATTCCGCCTCCGCCGCTTAGCCTTGTACTGATCCCACATCATATTCCCGTACTCGTGGGAATCCATTGTCCTACTACAGGGGGGAGCACTCTTCAAAGCCATGTGGGAGAACGCAAAGGAGAGGGCATAGTCATCATGCAACCCATTAGGGGCAGCAGGACACAGCTTACGGACAATCAGAGAACGCAACTGCAACAGGGTAGTGCTGGGCAAGTGGACAACAACATCATTGGAGATGAGATGCCTGAGGTGCTCGAAGATTTCCAGCTTGGAGGTCTCCGAAGTGTACCAGTCCTTCCCCTTCCGCCTCCACAGGTTCTCCATGCCCAACTGCCTACAACGGAACAGAGTGAGACCACCCTGGTTGTTTGACTCCACCAGAACAATTCCATTCTTGTAATGCTTCTGCGTGGTAGCAATTTTCTCTGCAAGAACAGCAGGGGTGATGGTGTTCGATGACCACACATAGACCACCTGCTTATCAGACTTCCGGGTGACAGTGATGACATGGAAGTCCTGACCCACACCACCACCCACATCTACCCCAATTCCATATGTGTCCCCAGGCACGTAGGACTCTATCCGAAGTTCCTGACCCTTCTGCTGGATCATCTGAATACGGTCTAGGTCCTCACCCTCGAAGAACTGCCCGTCACCGACTTGGAAGGCAATGTCGATAGAGGATGGGTAATCCTTGTGAAAGAGCCTCCAGGAGCCCAGAGCTTTCCTCTTCTTCCTCATCCAGGCCACCTGCTCTATCGACAGGTCATGTTTCTCCTGTAAAATTTCCTCCCTTTTTGAAGGCACGAATCCATCTATAGGGGGGGTCTGATATCTGGGGTGTCTATGCCATGGGAAGAACAACAGATGGAATCCCTTATCTCCCTCTGCTGCTTCCATTACGATCTCATGGTACCTGTCACCGTACTGATTAGGCGTGGTCTCAATGATGATAGACCCATGGTCCCCCACGGTGGCGTCAATGGATGCATAGAGTTCAGCTTGATTAGGATAGAGAGAGAACTCTGTGAGCAAGGCACCTGCTGCTACGTCAGACCTTGACCCACCCAGACCACCGGCTGTGTATCCATAAATCCCAGCCCCTGAATCCTTGAACCTGAAGCTGTGATCAGATACCTGAACCTCTCGGTGGAGCAGGGCAGGGAGATTGATGTGGAACCTGGCCACGATGCGGAGCAGGTTCTTCACCGATTGATCCTTGAAGGACACCACCAGGAACTGGATTGGTTCCGTGGCGAAGTAAGCCTTCCAGAAGAAGTATGCGAGGCACACCGTGGTCAGGCCAATCTGTCTGCCCTTGAGCACAACGATGCGCAGGCAGGTCATGAGGGCACGGAGGGTCTCCCGCTGTTCTGGCCTGGGCGCAAAGGCCACCATCCTCTTGAGGTCCTTATCCATGATTCGGAGGATCTTGAGGAACCTGACCACGTCCTTGCCCATAGCCCTGAGCACCTGGAGCTGTTTACTGTTCATGCATCACCTGAAGGTGTAGCCTTGGCAGGGGCAAGACTTGTGCCCTGGTTATCGACCCATGCCCTGAGATGGCGTAGTGCCCTGGTGTATTTGATAAAAACGTTCTGCTTGGTGCATTTGTGCTGCAGTGCTATCTGTCCAAAGCTCAGACCGTGCAGCCGGAGGAGCACCACCTCTCTCGGGATAGGGCGCAGGATGGATAGGGCCTGCGCCAAGGCCCAACCCCGAGGAGGACTTGACCTGGGAGGGCAGCAGTCCATGCCAAGGCCCTTATCGAGGGCAGCGATGAACTGGTCCTCTTCGGACTCCACATACAGGAGTCCGCTGTGAAACACCAGCTGATCAAAACCATCATCGGTGAATGCCTGCTCCATTATGCCTCACCGAACACTGAGAGGTCATCCTCGCCATCAGCGGACAAATCATCAAGGCGAACCCCTGGCTTGATTTCCCCCGTGCTCGCCTTGACATCAGCGTTCAAATAACGGAACTCGCGCAGCACGCCAAGGCTTGCGGCAATCCTCTCCTTCACCGGAGTCTCCTTATCCCGCATGATCACCATGAGGACATCAAGGGCAGACAGCGTGGCCTCCTGGCTATAGGCACGAATCCCCTCGGATAGCTCCATCACTAGGCCATCGAGAATCTTCTGGCCTAGGGCAGAACCCACATACGAATGAATGGTGGCGGCCTTGACCCCCATCATCTTGCCAGCATCTGCGGCGTTAAGCCCCCTCCAATGCAACAAACAAGCGCGTTCGATACGGCGGCGGGTCTTTGGATTCGGGTCATCATAGCGGGCATCAGCCATAGGATCTCCTGAACATGCGTTCAACTATACGAAGTAATACCCTCAGTAGGGGCACTCCGCCACTAAGGTTTCCCCTCACCAAAGATTCAAACTTTCTTCCGTAATCGCTTGCGGTAACCCGCTACCCCGAATACAATAGTGGTGAGAGGGCGGGAGAGTTTCCTCCCTCCCCTGTAGAAAAAGATTCAAACTTTCTTCCGTAATCGCTTGCGGTAACCCGCTACCCCGAATACAATAGTGGTGAGAGGGCGGGAGAGTTTCCTCCCTCCCCTCACCGAAGCACAAGGACACAATCATGA